ACCCAGCCTGCAAGGTCATCCTCGTGCCATCTCGTTTGTATTAAGATAACACTGCCATTCGGCATTAATCTTGTATATGCGGTAGAACGATACCAGTCTAATAGATTGCCACGCATCGCCTGTGAGTCCGCTTCCTCACGACCTTTGATGGGGTCGTCTATTAGCAGTAAGTGTGCACCTCTACCCGTGATGGCAGAACCCGCACCCACAGCGTAGTAGACTCCACCCTTTGTCGTGTGGAACCTGCGAACGCTAGCTGAGTCCGTTGCCAGCTGCGTGTCGGGAAAAATTTCGCCATAATTAGCATCTTGAAGCTGGTTTCTGACTTTACGACCAAAGTCGTCTGCCAGGTCTTGGGCGTATGTGGAGCAGATAATATACTTATCTGGGTTCCTGCCCATATACCAGGCGGGAAAAAATTCTGATGTCAGAATAGATTTGCCGTGTCTGGGAGGCATGAATATGGCGAGTCGTTTGATTTCACCACGTTCTACAGCCTCTAGCTTCTCCGCCAGCTTCTTGATGTGGGGAGGGGTCTTGTAGTTGTCCATCTGGGATTTTGCATACCCCAGCAGACCTGTGCGAGCACTCTCTTTTGTTTCTAATTCTTTTACTTTACCTACAAGGAGCTGTAGTTGAGCTATCTTTTCTTCAGTTGTCTCTGGTATCCTCATGTAAGTCGTCATAGTAAAGGGGTGTACCCTCTCCCATGTAAGCTCCCTTTATGTTAAACTCAAAGAACTCTATGGCTTCCTCATCTGTCATGCCGTCTCGTTCCATAAGTATTTGTATAATCTTGTTTGTGCTGTAGAGCAGAACGTCATTCATTCCACATCTTCCAGCGTACCCCATGATGGCTTTATCAAATCCATCTGCTTTTAGTGTTTCATCCATGCTATCAGTATATATAAATATACCCCATCGTCTATTTTAATAGGGTGGGGGTTTTCCCTGCTACTATGGTATGTCAGTAGCCATTGTATGGATGTTAGTACAGCGACTGCAACAGGGGGGTGGGGGTGCAATATTACAGTATAGCAGAAAAACGCCCTAGATTATGGGGTAAAACGGTAGGGTAGGGGAGTGATGATAGTATTGAGTGACATATCGTATTGTTGCATAATTTATGTTATAGGAACGGATACAGTAATCTGTATATATTCTCTCCTGCTCTCTTTTATATTCCTGTAATTACTAGGAATTATATGTAGTTATATCTAATATAATAAGACAGTCAGTAATAGCAGACTGAATTTATTTCCTGCTCTCAATCTGTCGACAAAAAAGTGTCTTATCCAATCATACTCCAATGTATTTAATTATCTCTGTATGCTCTTTATATTGGAAAATTAAGAGACTTTTATACACAGTAATATGAAAGTTTAATTTCCATAATTAGACTTTTTTATACACATAACTATGTGAGATAATTACTTTGCAAGAATTGTAGAGTAAATCACATAGTACTATGACACTACATCGAAAGGATTAAACAATGATTAGTGATAAAGAAATACTTGTTCAATTAGACAAGTGGTTAAAGTCTGATGATGCTAAGCGTATTAATGATATGCAGTCACCAGTCTATATTATGAAGAGACATGATGAGACCAATACATCCCTCCGAAAATTATCTTTGGTAGATGCTATCGGCAGGATTGTTTTACTGGACTATGTCTTTGTTAACAAAGTTAACAATGAGTATGTCAAAGAGCATGACTCAATCAAAAAGGTTAAGAGTCTGATTAGAACTCTTAACTAGTCTCTTCTGTTCTACTGTATTGGATTGTTTCTTATAACAGTCCATGCAGTAGAATTTACTAAAGGTTGAGTCAGATACTGGACTATCTAATCTACCACACTTGCAACAAGTTTTTATTTTTGCAAGTCTCATTGCATCCTTGCGAGTTTTTTTTTCTTTAAAGTATTCTATCCAAAAATTATTAATGGTAAGTTATTTTCTCTTCAATAAATTCTATTTCTATTTCTTGGTCCTGCTCTGTCTCATCTTGTTTAAGTTTACACTTACAGTCTAATCCATCACAGTTTGGAACATCACAACATTTTATTTGACAATCACAATTACAATTCATTAGTTAAATTTTTTTTTCATTTCTTCTTGTTGTTTGATTAACAAGTCTTCATTAATTGATGCATACAAATCTTGAATATGTTTTTTCAATGCAACAACATCATCTGTATCTATTTGTATGTTTCCACTAATTGATGTGGGATTGCCTTCTAATAAATTTGCTAACTTAGAACTTTCTACTCCTACCTTTGTCATGTTTAACAAGTCACTAGGTTTTTCTAAATTACTAACAATACCACTTTGTAATGCCGTTAAAACTTTTTGTAATGCCTCATGTGATGTTGCTTTTAATTTGTCAGTCAGTTCTGTTAACTCTACAGATTTTTTTTCAGCAATCTTATCTAAAGTTTTTTCATTTGTTTTTACATCAACCATGTTTGCTTCTTGTATCCATCCCTCCTGTTTACTATGTCTAAATATTGTTGCGAGTGATGGTATCTTTTTTTTGCCTGCAAACTTTTCTTTTAGTTCTGCATGAAGTCTTCTGATACTTCGATGACTTCTTGGCATCTTAAAATAATACTGTTTGATATCATCGGTTGTTATAGACCTATCTCTAGCCATGATACCATTTAATCTAGTCAAATATCTCACTAATTTGTAGAGAACATTTTAAGAACCTTTATATTATTGTTGATATACATAGTTATTTTTAGTGTTATTTAGGTATTGCAAATGATTACAAGGTATGACATAAAATTAACAATGTTTTTGAATAGCCGAATTTCAGTTGTGAACGAAGTAGCATCTGACTTTTTATTTTTTGTTCAGTTAGAGAATGTTAATGCTCTGCAGACACTCGACTCTGTTTCAAAATTTAAAATGGATTTAGTTCAATTGGTTAGCCGTGTATACTTGGTTTTAAATTTTAGATTGTTTATAAAAATTCAATCTAACTTTTCATTCATAAATTAGTACACCGCTAACCGAGGCATCGGCACTATGAGTACAGGCTCCATATTATTTGACTCATAGATTTGCAATAGGTCGACCTAATCGTGATGTCAGTCCAAATGACATCATCTAACAGAGACACTTAGATTGAATTGCAATTTTAAAATCTCTTAAAGTATTTTTGAATGCTCGTTGCATTGAGCATTCATGAATACTTTTTGTATTCAGTATTAGACATTTAACAAAGGAGAAACAAATGACTAAACTAACACAATCACAAAAAAGAAAAGTAAAACACATTAATAAAATATTTAAGGCTATAACATCAATCGCAGAATATGATGTTGACTATGCTGAGAATATGAGAGTCGAACAAATTAATAAATATTTACTAGCAGTGTCTGAAGGCACACTAGAAATGGATGCAAGATTTATTGACATTCATGTTTCAAGAATAATAGAAGCAATTAAAAAAAGAGATGCAAAGCAAGGAGTATCAAATGACTAAACCTTATTTTATGAGAGACCATGTTAGTGCATTTAATAATGCATTAATGAGAGAGTACAATATGGATGGTGTTATGTATATGTGTTCATATGAGGAGACTCAGCAGGATGGCAATGTAATTTATTTTGATAGTTTTAAACATAAAGTTACAAGAGAAAACTTCAAAGTAGAGTATCAAAGAAAAATTTATAGGAGGTAACAAAATGTCGTTACTTAAAATAACAGATAAGAAAGTAAAAATTTCTTTATCTGATGCACAGGCTACCGTTGGTGGCTATGTGCAAGTAGTTAGATGTCCCGATGGGACTAAACTACTAGTCAATGAGGAAGGTCTTTGGCAGAGACTTCCTCTTAATGAAGAGGCTACCAAATTAGCTGGTCAGCTTATCGTTGGCAATGCAATCCACTTTGCCAAAGGTTGTGGTCGCAGTTGGGGCTAACAACCTATAAGTATTTTAGATAACTCGATCCGAGTTATCTTGAATACTTAATAAGATGCAATGGCTATAAGTTTAAAGACTAAAGTATTGTATCGGTATTCAACGGTGAGAGATGAGTAGGTGGTTGTTTGCATTTTAGCTTCCCTGCTCATCTCTCTTTTCATTAGACCTATATAGCTCTCGGAGGGGCTACACATATGACTAACATTATAAAACTACATGACGAACAAACTACTAATCCATTAGCATTAGATGACAAATATAAATTTGATGTTGGATTAAAACCTATCTTTTACTACCAAAAACAAATTGATGGTGAACAAAAAGACGGTGTTGTTTTTCAAGATGCTGACGGATACACACTTGACGGTGTATATAAAGAAATTCCCGACCATTATCAAGTTTGGGACACTACTAATCAGAGACCTATACCAAAAGGTGTTGTAGGTTCTAAGTATCATCCTACCGCTATTTACGAATTAATAGATAATTTTAACGAGGGATTGGTGAAGGCTAACTTAGATACAGGATGTCTTGTAAAAGACGCAATGTATGAGGGTGGTGCAAAGTTTGTAAGAACTATATCTTATCCAAACATCACCATTGAACCAAAGACTAGAAAGGTTGGAGACATAATCAGATTTGAGATTGTCTTTAGAACATCGCTAGATGGTTCATGGGTTCACTCACTACAGATTTTACCAATTAGATTACTATGTCTTAATGGTATGGTCGGTGTTGACTCAAACTACAAACTTATTTTTAACTTTAAGCACACCACAGGATTTAATCCTAGTGTCATTAGAGATAAGGTGATGATTGGTCAAGAGTCATTCCAAGAGATGCAGACATGGTTTGAGTCTCTATCTAATGCTGAGGTCACTACTGATGATGTGAAGGCATTACTCAAGCATACTCTATTCAAGAAACAGGCACAGAAGGATGCTGAATTAAAAGAAAATAAAACTTTTAATTGGATGATGGAACAGTTCTTAAAAGAGACTAAGGACTTAGGCATGACTATGTGGGCAGTCTACAATATGCTCACACACTATGCTACACACACGCCATTGGCTAGAAGCAACACTCCACTACATAGTAGAGTCGTGACTGACCAACAACAAATAATGATGGTCATGCGTTCACCACAATGGCACAGATTGGTGGCATAAGTGTCTGACACTAAACCATCTGAACCACAAAAACTTTTCTCATTTACTTTAAATAAGGAACAGGCACACGCAATTCTACTCGCATCTTTTAATTATCAAGGCGAATTAATAAAGTTAAAAGAGTCGGGTGATTTAGGGGTTGCGTGGAGAATAGTTTGGGATGATTGGATGAGTGGTCATCAAAGAATGCATGACCAATATAAAAACCAATTAGACAAAGAATAATTATTTTAGACTACTCGCTATTGGGTAGTCTTGAATAATTATGAAAGGAGGTATTTATGATTAGTAAAAAAATCATAGACACCATAGCCGTTCAATTACTAATTAGTAAAAGAATAAATAAACTAGTTAGTGACTTAGTGGCTAAAGGGAAATTGAAAATGAAAAAACAATCTCCCAATACATATGAGGGACATAACTACAGAATAAATGTTTCTACATATGCTAGACCAATAGTTGATATGGAAAAATTATTGGCTAACAAATCAGACTCAAGAAAATATATTAAGTATGTTGAGACTACACGAGTCACACCATATGGTGATGTGATACTCTCAACACAGTCTGAGAATGCAATTAAGAAATTAGTTGCATAATTAATTAGGGTGGCAATCTTGCCATCCTAAAATTTATGATAGTGATGATAGTTAAGTACAGCGGATACGGAGGTAGCTATGAAATTTATACACACTACTACAAAAAATAAAAACAGGTTTAGCAAGACTGGGACTGCAAAGCAGAAAAGGTTGGCTAAAAAAAAACGAGCAAAAAAGAAAAGATAAAGGAGCAAACAATGAACACTAACGATAAAATAGACGATGCACTTTGTGATTTGTATGATGTCAAAAAAACATTGCATTATACAAGGGACAGACATGAAGATATGAGGGTAATTGATTTACCAAAAGATAGCGATGGTACGGAGTTTACAATTAGAGATTGTTTAGAAAATGCTATTCATATCTTAGAACAATTAAAGGAGAGTGAACAATGAAAATATTAGAATGGGGTGTATTTGTGGAAAGACCTAATGAGTCAACATATGAAATAAAACTAAGTGATGAGTTGGCTGAGAAGGTTCTTAAATACATTGAAAAATTAAAAGAGGATGACGAAAATATTTTATCAGGCAATACGGAGGGAAAAATAACATGGTAAATTATTATAAGGAGAGCGAACAATGAACACAAGTGAAGAGGTCGTAAAATTTCTTGATGTCTTTAATAGACCATTAAGAATTAAACTTAAAGAAATGGGTATCAACGATAGTGATTATCCATTTATTAAAACAAAAGTTATTGAAAAGGTTATTGAGTTAAAGGATAGCAGACCTAATCAAATAACTAATTACAAGTATAATATATAAGGAGTAAATAATGAACGAGAAAGAACTTATGAGTACAATTGCAAAATACGCAGAATTTTTAGATAAGTTAGAAAAAGATTTAGAAGTCTGCGTTGAAGAGGATGAGCGAGATGCCGAAGAGATGACTGATGGGACTGGTGATATCTTAGAAGGTAGAGCAGAGATATCTATGCAAATAATAGAAAGCATAGAGAATTTCCGTAAGTATCTCACAAGAGAGTATCATCAAGTAGGAAACGATACAGTATATACTGACAAGGAGTAAATAATGAATGACTACAACACTTGGAACATTAGAAAACTTAGAAGTTTTCTAAAAGAACTTCAAGAAGGTGGAGAAGGTATGCGTGAGTTAATTCTTAAAAGGCATATAAGAAACTTAATTGAAGCAAAAAGACGAGAACAAAAAGAAAAAGGAGTAAAAAATGAAATCTAAAGAAATACATAACATCTTATCTAACAAACAGAAGAAAATATTGAGACAACAATTTTATCTTAACTGCTCAGTAGATAGTGAGTTGTTTCATGAATTTAAAGAGTACATATCGGCTAACAATATTGGTCAGTCGGAGTTAATTCGTACTCTAATAAAAAACTATTTAGCAGAGGTGCAGGATGCAGATAGAAGTTAAGAGCGAGGACTGTGTATACATTACCATAAATGGTTTTGTTTATTATATAGATGACTCAACAAACGAACAAATAATAGATAAGTGGAGGGATGTTGGAGATGTCAATAAACAAAGCGATTGATTTTTGGAAGGGTACACAAAAGCCAAAAAACAATGACGAATTAGTGGATGCAGTTCAGACTATGTTTCATTTTAATTTAGTAGAGTTGCAACCAATACAGTTTGCTAGATGGTGTAAAGATATAGCAGAAAAGAATACAGATATTGTTTTTCCTATATCATACAAGAAATCGGTAATGTTTAGCGATTTCCATTCAAGCAGATTTTACGAACTACCAATCAAACATACTATTAATTAGAATGAAAAGAAAAACTACACTAGAAAAACTTCAATATCAAAAGGAGGAGTTGGAGCATAGCGTTAATAAACTACAAGAAGTCGTAGTTTATTTAGAAAATCAAATAAAAGGACTAAAAGAGTTTGGAAAAAATTATCTGGCTACCTTTGTTTATAAAGGATTGAGTTCTGCTTACACAAAGATGGAGAGACAACACTCTCGCATAAATGAACTAGACAGAGAAATAAAATCTTTAAGTTCTTTAGACCAATAGGCAAGTCATCCTTGCCTATTTACAACATTTAATTGTACGAAAATCCTGCACTGATTAGTGCATTAGTTCTATTCTACTAATTAGTGTGGGATATAAATACAGAACTTTTTAGGAAAGTTTATTTGTATAGTTCACTAATATGACTACTACTTTTTTTATATTTTCTGCTATCGTTATATGATTTATAGGTTCTACTGACACTGTTATTTATATATTTAGCAAACTTTCCCATATCTACATTAGAATATTTTTCTACAAATTTTTCTATAAATCTATAAGAAACACAACAATTACCACTATAGTTTTCAATATGTTCAGATTGTATCTCTGCAATTATGTCTGCTAAAATAAATACTTGTTTTCTAGTTAAGTTTTTCATACTAATGATATCGTCAAAAGCAAAAAATATTCAAGTTTTTTTTGATAATTAGTTGAAAAAAAAATAACAGGACTGATACAAATATTAGTTGAAAAAAATAAAAAACTAACAATAAAGATTATAGAAGCAAAAAAAATTAAACTTTTTTTTTGAATTTTTTTGACTTCTGACGATATATATAATGAACCATAGAAATATGGTAGAACCTAAGACTAAACGATTTGCAAGTTGTTTAGCGACCTTCTGACTGAATAATGTCTTTAAGTCAGAGGCATAAGGTGTAAGGCTCAAGGAGTATGGACAAATGTCTGAGGTCTTGAGAGATAAGCACGAGTAGGATGATGAAATGTTCATCTGACCTACCGAAAGTTGTGGGTGAAAAAACTAACCCCACGAAGGTCTTTAGGTTCTACCACTTTTCATAAAGGGAGGACAAATTATGCTAATAATTGTCTTTGACGACTGGTAGCCTTCGGGCTACCTACCTTTTTTTTTATCATTAAAAAAGCTAGATAATTTTTCAAAACCAAAACGAACCATTTTTTTGTGGCTATCGTCTTCAGATAATACTTTGTTATGTAATAAGTAGGACGGATACCATTGGAACAAAACAATATCTCTTAAACATGATGAACACTTTAAAGATACATTTTCTTTTAAATGTTTGTTTATATCTTTGTATAAATTCCAAGTGTCAATACTTTTCTTGCCAATCCGATTTATTAATCCACGACCTTTTATTGGTGTCAGTAATTTTCCAGTATTTGACTCTGGATAAACCTTTCCATAAATTCTCATGAAAGTCATCCACCAAGTCATCCCTGCTCTGTGGTGGTCTTCGTGTATCATCTGTCTCTCTAAAAGTATATCGAGTGGGATGGTACTCATCATTGGATTACCACCATCTACTAATTCTAATCTTTTTAATTGTTGTTCTGGTGTGCCTTTGTCTAGCACTATAGGATATTGTCTTGGTCTACCTCTACCTTTTTTAATCATGCATCAAAAGATTATAGTCTTCTTGTTTTATAAGTCCTAGTTGCAAGGCATTATCTACATCGCCTTTATTTTTCTTTGCCCAAATTTTTGTAAAGTCTGTAATCTTGTTTTCTTTTATTGCATCGATAAACATCTTTGCTTTATCTTTTATCTCGTCTTCTCTTGAGTAAACTTTTGGCTCATACTTCTGGTCTTCGTACTTTCTTGCAGACAACCAGTAAGCAGGTTGCTTTGCAAACTTTTTATCATCTTGTGCCAAGTAATAATTATTATAAAGTTGAGCGAGTTTCTCTGGTTGATTTTGCCATTCCTCTTCTAGTCTAGAGAAATGTTTAGCACCATCTCCTTTGCTAACCTTATTTACAATTTCATCCCAAAATATTTTAAAATTTTTAGAGTATATATTTTTATTATAGTTTATAGTTAATGGTTTATGGTTTATAGTTGCTATTGCTTGAGCATTGCTTGGAGCATTTTTTTTATTCCATCTTGCTTCTGCACCTCTTTTACCTCTCTCTGAGTTTATTTCAAAGTTTGTTTTTGCCTCTAATAACCACTTATCACAACCTTTATTTTTTATTTTACCATCTTGTATATAAATTTTTTTCTTTTTAATTAATTCATCTTTGATAGCAGAGTAATTACCATTAAATTTAGATGTGAGAACTTGCCATGTCACATCATCATCAAACAAATTATTATCGGATGTGTAAATGTAATTTATTAATCTGTAGTAAACTAACTCTGACTGCCAAGTTAAAAGAGAACAACCATTTAATATGTCATCTGGAAACCATTTGACAAAAATCATTTTTTTTTCTTCAGTCAACGAGTCTTATCCCTCTCCACTTTGCAGGTATTCGTTTTATAAAATTTAACTTCTCAAGTTGTACCAAATAATTATGGATTGTCGACTTACTTTTTGGTGAAATTTCCATAAATTTTTGCATTTCTTTATAACTTGGTGATAAGCCATGTTTTTTTATATAATTTTTAATAAAATCAAGAAGTTTTTTCTGTTTCTTCGTCATCAGAATTTTTGTTAGTGAAGTAATCTTTATGAAAAATGTATTTCTCCACTCTTTTCCTTTCTTTTTTCTGTAATTTTTTTAATTCTTCTTGACTCTTATCTTTCCATATATGCTCTTTACGAATAAAGTAAGCCATTTTTAAACATTAAATATTTTTAGACATTTATCTATAAAAAAAAATTATAATTACATCTTTTTATTGATTATAACTGATAAATAGGTATTAATTATAGTAGAAAGGAACTACCATGAGTAAAAAACATGATGAAACTAGAGACAGTGTACTTGGTGTGAGAAATCTTATCACTAAGGAGTTGGAAAAAAACCACTTCAATATTGAAGGAAGTGGCTACAATCTAATTAATGGTGAGAGTGATTTAACTGTCTACTATGCAGGTCAGTATTACGATATTAGAATATCTAATATTACAGATGCTTTCAAAGATGTAAAAAAGAAAGCAGTTGGTGATGCTTAGACCAAACAGACCTATGTCGGGACTGGAGAAATTCGGTCTCGACACTGTTTCCCCATCTACGATTAATGAGTGGATATCTTACAGACCTAGATTTGTATTAAGAAAGATATATGGGTACAAAGATTTACCTACCAGTTGTGCTATGGAGAGAGGTAATCAGTCTGAGTATGCAGTTAAATTAATCTTACAAGATAATGTTGACACTGATGAAGCAATAGAATTGGCACTTAAAAATTTTGACGAAGCCTGCACACCGAATATGAAAGATTATGATTACGAAAGACTATGTATACCATCTATTGTTATGGGTACGGTAAAAGAAATTAATTGGAACTTTGGAGAAATTGTTTCTTTTCAAGAAGAAATTAAGGGCAAGTTGAGCGAATATAATTATAGAGGATTTACTGATTTTGTTTTGAAAGACAAGCAGGGCAATAAATGTATCGTAGATTTAAAAACTGCAAAAAGAAAACCAAGTAAGTTATCATCTAGTCACGCTAGACAAATAAGTTTGTATTCACACGCACTAGATTGTGAAGCACAATTACTTTACATTGTTCCCCATAAACAAACAGACAGAAAAACAAAACAAGTATCAATAAAAAGCACGGAGGCTATCTGGTGGGATATAACTAAAGAAGATAAGCAAAAATATTTAGATGAGTGTGAGGAAGTGTTGAGAGTTATGGACATGGTGTTGTATAACTGCAACGACAAAAAAGAAGTGGCGGAACTTTGTTATCCAAACATAGATGACTTTTATTGGGACTCACCGCAAATTTTAAAAATAAGAAAGGAGATATGGAATGTCTGATGACAACATACTAGAAATTAATGATTTGGTAAATGTAAAGCAAACGGAATATACAATTCCAAAAATGCCAAAGTCTATTACAAACGCAATCAGTAATGTGATGAGCGATATCAAACAGCTGGAACACGATAGCAAAAATAATTTTCAAAACTATTCGTATGCGAGTATAGATGGTTTTCTAAAAATGGTAAGACCGATTTGTGCCAAGCACGGATTAGTAATTATAATAGAAGAGGATGATGTACAAATACAAAAGTACGGAGAAAAACCATACCTCACTATAAAATATAAATTTATATTATCGCATAAAGATGGTGAGACTTGGGGATTTAGACCCTCAAGAACTATGATGGTTGAAGTAAAAGGTGGACAATCTTTTGGTTCTGCTATGGCATACACACTAAAACAATTTATGAGAGCATTGTTTCTCATAGATACAGGTGAGAAAGATGACTTAGATGGTGATGAACAAAATTTTCAAAAACCTGCACAAGACAAACCTGTAAATAAAACAATCAAACACAATACAGAAAGGAGAACTTCGTGATATTTTATTTAAATCCAAATAAATTTAAAACACAAGACAAACATCCAGACTTTAAAAATCCAAAAGTAATAGTGAAGGAACCTATTGAGCCTGGAGTTTATGATGTAGCCTGTTGGATGGGTGTGAACGAAAAAGGAAAGTATATGAAAATTACTTTTGACCCACAAACACATTTAACACAGCAAGATAAAAAGTCTGAGCCGAGTGACGATGCACCATTCTAATGAAAAAGCACATCAAAGTGTTTTTAGAATTTTGGGACTTAGGTGAGCAAGATTTTATCGTTTGTTTGGGATGTGACAGAGCACAAGCAACAGATGTGCATCACATATCCAAAAGACAGATGGGAGGTAGTAAAAAAAAAGACGTACCTTCCAACCTTGCTCCTTTATGCCGTGTGTGTCACACTCTTGCAGATACCAACAAATTATTTAATAAAGAAATTTCTGAAAAATTACATGAAAGGATAATAACAAAACAATGGAAGATTACATAAACTATAATAGTTTTGACCCTAATGTAATGATGAAGAAAGCAGAAGAGTTAGGTAATGATTGGGCAGAAGCTGATGCCGCTCACGGATTACTAGAGGATACAAAGAAAACTTTATTAGCACAAATTACTAACGGGTTTTTGGAGAAAGGTAAAAACAAAACTACTGCAGAAACTATGGCGATGGCATCCAAAGAGTATGCCGAACATATTGAACAGTTAGGTCAAGCCAGAAAAGATAAGAATATTGCTTTGGTTAAATACAATTCATACAAGAAATGGTTAGACTTAATACAAACTAAGGAGGCAAATCTCAGAGCGGAGATGATGATAAAATGACAAACAAGTTTGACATTGACCTCTCATGGGGTCAGATATTTGAAAAGAAGTTGGAGGAGATACTACGAAATAAAAAAGTAGAGGTTAAGACAGAGAGAGACGTTTGGAAAGTCTCTGGCAATATTGCAATAGAGTATGAGTATAAAGGTAAGAAGAGCGGTATTGCGGTAACAGAGGCAGAATGGTGGGCACACATTTTATCAGATAACGGTGAAATAAAGTGCATTATGATGATGCCCACAGAAGAACTAAAAAAAATAGCGAGAAAACATTTGGATAAGAAAACCGTAGGCGGAGACAACGATGACTCTAAGATGGTTCTTGTACCAATTAACGAATTAATGAGAGGAGAGCAAAGTGGAAGTCAATACGGAAACTAAATACTTTAATGAAAAAAGTCTTGCTTCATATATAGATACTTCACACCACACACTAAAGTATTGGAGAAAGACAGGACAGGGTCCTAAATTTATTACATTACCTAATGGTAGAATTAGATATAAAAAAGACGATGTTGAAGAATATATGCGAGGGATATTTGGAACAGAAAGTAAAAAAGATGTTTGAGGAATTATTAGCAAACAGATACATGGGAATAGTAAAAGAAAACGAAATGTATTTTAAAGACTATGAAATAAATTGCTTTGAGGAAGCAGTAAAAGTAATAACGGAGGATGTAAAAAAAGATGACAAAGAAGATAACATCGATAGTTCAAAACAATGATGGGGATACAAATCCAAAAACTAAATTGTTTGAGCAGCCTGTTTGGGTTTTAGAACTAGAGGATGGTGAAAAAAGAGTGCTCGGTAAAGAAAAAATGGAAGAGTATCTTTCGAAAGGATATGAAAAAACAGTTCACAGTTTTAAAAGGTGGGTGTTGACTAGTGCAAAAGGCACAGAAATATCTGCATACTGTGTAGTATTTACAGACAAATCACATGATTTGATACCAACTGCAAAGATAAGAGAACAATTATATAATGGTCACAAAAGAAAAGACCATGAAAAATATGAACAATTAGAGAGAGAATTACAAGCTAAGAGTGTTCAAAACCCTGCATTGTTTCACCCTGTGAGAGAATCTATAACTACGGAAGAAGAAAAAAAAGAATTAGAAGAGTTTAGAAATAAAGTTATTAACGATAAAGATAGAATTATTTGATTTTTAAAAAAATATCAGTATAGTTTTTATATGTCTAAATGACCTCAGTTCATTAGAGACTCCTTTCGTCAGTCCCTCCCCTCCGCAACTATGGTTTATAAAGGGACTGGCGTGTTAGGTGATATATATTACTGACTCTATGCAACCTTTAGGGAAGCATTGAACTCTACCAAATAAATCATCTACATCTTCTGTGCCATCATACTTTTCGTCTACTATTGTTGCGTCTAAATCAGCAGCTATTGTTAAAAATTTATCAGTCTCTTTTACTACTACTCCATAGCTAGCAACTCTACATGGTCTCGCACTCTCTGCCTCTTCCTTAGTGCACCACCCGCTGTCTGATGTTTCATTAGTGTCATACCAAACAACTTTTACTAGTTTCATTTTTTTACTACAAATTCAGATATTGGAAAACTGTCTATACATTGAATACTAAATGTGCCTTTATAATCGTTAGCCACATGAGACAAAGCTAAAAAATACTTATTCCTATCTTGTGCACATAATTCACCAGTCTCATACATGGTATCACCGTGCATCCTTATGCAGAGTTGGTCTTGAATACCAGGTAAACACATTGTAGCTAACAAAAACCATTTCATTTTTTCTTTTTTTTCTTTTTTCTTTTCTTTTTTTTCATAGGTGGCTTAGACACCTGAAATTTCATTTGACTTCTATTAATAACCATAGCCTTTAAAGTTTGCTATACCTCCGTCAGCTGCACGGAAAGGACCGACAGGAACACCATCCTGTGTAAATCCACCGCCTAAATACATTTGCTCTGGACCTCCCATGTAGTTGTATGAAACAGGTCGTGCAAAAGGCACATAGGCAAAAGTTGATGATGTGTTGCCTCCACCTCCATCGCCACTGCCGTCTCCTTGTTCTGTGGTGACCTCTGGTGTTCTACCTGCTCTTGCATCTCTAATTGGTGCAGATGCCAAAGCCTTTGATGCACCAACACTCTGTGGGGTTGCAAAAGAAGTTAAACCTTGAGGTTGAAATTGAGGAAAAGCACCGCCTAAATATTGTGAGGCTGCTGATACTGGAATATCACCAAAACCAAATTCTGGTGGTTTTATATCAAAGCCCTTCCCTCCCGTAAAAAACTGAGTAATTGGTCCTGCTGCAAACAATTTAGCCGCACCACGACCCATATCGGCAAATAATTCACCCGCAGTTGGACTTCTAGCTGTGATAATTGGATTACCTGCAGAATCAAAACCTCGTAGAACAGCTTCTCTTCCATATTTATCCATTAAATCTTGCACCTTGTCGGTCACTCCAAGTTTTTGTGCAGTGTCTCTGTCTATTGGGGTTCTACTTACTATCTGATTAAAAGCGTTTGTGCCAACAGCACTCATTAACTCATTTAATGAATAACCAAGTCTTCCGTGATTATCTTTTACAAATTGTATCTGCTCCCTAATATTGTTTTTTTGAAAATTTGTTAGAGTGGGGTTGGCTTTAATTAAAGCAAACATCTCATCTGCTTTTTTTCTTATGTCTTTTGCCTTTTCTGTTTCAAAAATTTCTTTTGATTTATTTAATATGTCTTGAGGATTTGTAATATTTTTAATTTCTTCTCCAAAACCACCAATTGGTGTGCTACCCATGCCGCTAGGTGCTTTAAATTTTTGTGCAGTCGATGATGAACCAGAGCCTCCTCCTTGTTTGCTTTGCATACCAGCTTTAGACGCAGAAGATTTGTTAGACTTACCTTGTTTTTTCTGCATACCAGCTTTGGAAGCACTAGTTGACCCAGCTGCCCTGGCTCTTCTAAATGACCTTCTTAATTGTTCTGCTCTACTCATTTTTTTTTCCTTTTTTTAGCTTTAGTCAAGGCGATAGCAACAGCTTGCCTTTGAGGGTAACCCTCTTTCTTTAGCTTTCTTATGTTGCTGCTAACCGCCTTTTGACTTTTACCTTTTTTTAAAGGCACTTCTATCTTTTCTTCTTAGCTCTTTTTTTTGTAGCTCTTTTCTTAGTAGCTCTCTTCTTTGTTGCTGAACCGCCACCTTTTAATCTCATAGGTTTTTTTCCAGCCATGCCACCGCCACGCATCATTTTCATGCCGTTCATTCTATTTGCTCTTTTTTTCATTCCAACCATTGTATAACCTCCTATATGATTGTCGTTTTTTTACTGTACCCTCATAATAATCTTTTGTCCAATTATCATAAAAGCCTGTTTTACTTAAATGCTCGCTAGCATTTTCTAATTCCATGAAAGGCTGTACTAAAACCATCATGAACTCATTCTCTGGATACCATTCTGTATCCTCAAGAAACTCTACGGGTTCGTCTTCACCACCATCTTGTGGGTGATGACACATTAAATATACATCTTTTGGCACAAATACATGGTTCAATGCGTGCACATAATCTATTAGCTCATCAGCTGTCAATGATAAATCATCACATCCCACTATGATAATTCTCTCTTTAATCTGTTTAATTATTTCACACTGTTTTATTACAGTGATTAACAAGTTATTAGCTTTTTTTTCTTCAACAATTTTAATCTGTCCTTTTAATCTTGCAGTTTTTGCGTATGGACAGGTTGGTAAATTTCCTAAATGTTTATTGGGTAGTTCTACAAAATCTTTTGACCAAGATAAAATATCCTCAGTTATTGTTTTCAATTTTTCTTTTTTTTGTTTTTGTTTCTCTCAGATATTGCTTTACCCTTACGTTTGGCATCTGCTTTAGAGCTTGCTCCCCATGCTCTTAAACTTAATAATAATCTTGTGGGCTTTCCATCCTTATATTCTGGACCTTTATTATTTCCCATCCTCTGAAGAAAACTAGCACGTCTAGGATTGTCTCCAGATTTAACTGGTGCTTTTAAATTTAAACCTTCTTTTCTTTTGAAGAAAGCTCTACCTTTAGCAGTCAATCCACCTTTAGGGTTCTTATGTTCTTTTCGCATTTCTAATACTCTCTTTGCCTTTTTTAAATATATTAGCTACTTGTGATTTACCCATCACTTTAGCTCTTTGTTCTCCGACTGTCAAAATTTGTATTTTTCTTGCAAAAGGTTTATTAATTCTTTTTACTTTCGCTACTGTAGCTCTAGCATCTGCAGGGGTTGCAAACTTTATACTGACTGTGTCTCTAGGATTTTCGTCAGTGTATAACCTTCTGCCGCTGCCTTTAGGTTTTTTACCTGTTCCTTTTTTTGGGTCTGCCATTACTTTGTTTCAAAGCCGCTTTTAAAAGTTTACTTTGTTTAAGATGTGAGTTAGATGCTTTTCGTAAACCCTTAATTACTTTTTTTACTTTTGCTTTACCTTTTGTATTCATTATCTTTTTCTTGCTGTTTGTTTTGCTCTTTTAAACTGTGCAGCTGTGGGTGCTCCCTTCGCACCTTTTTTTCTCATCTTTTCTCCACGCTTTCTTTTTGCGTGAATATTAGCATAAAGACCTCTACCCATTATGTTTTCCTTTTCTTTGTGGTTTTCTTAGTCTTGCCGCCTCTTCTTAAATCAGCGTCAGCCTTTCTAGCACCGCCTTTACCAGTAGCATAGGAACGCACACGCCCTGCAGCCCATTGATGTTGTGATACTTTAGGTCTTGAACCAGCAGAGAAATATGCCGCTAACCCTCTTGAATAAACTTTTCTAAGTGTGTCTTTTGATATGCCACTAGACTTGTGGTACTTATCTATTACCGCTGCTTTACTCATTAACCTTTTCTCCTATCTCTATCTATTTTCTTCATCATAGCAGGTGTTAACTTGCCCTGTCTATAAAGTTTTGCTGTTCTTTTTATCTCAGCTTCTCTTGCTTTTGGGTTCTTTGCACCCCTAACATACTTAGTAGGGACACCTTTTTTGGTCTTAGGAACTGGTGCAAATTTTCTTTTTGTCTTCTTTTTCTTCATATTTTTTTACTCCTATTCTTAGACCTAGATACAACTTTTAAATTTCTTTTTTTATTATTTTTTGGATTTTTGTCTTTGTGATGTATGTCCATTCTAGAACCTTTAATTACTCTGCCTTCTTTTATAGCTTGTCTTCTAGCTTTATTACGGGCAGCACGTCTTTTCTTTTGCTCTGGTCGAGCATGATATGTTTCGTATTCCCTTTTGTAGTTTCTAGATTTAGACATTTACTATTGGTCTTCATCCTCATCGTGTGTGCATCCCACACACCCACACCAAATGCAACTTTGACCGCAATGACAATTACATTGACACTTTATACAGATGGTCATTTCTTTTTAGAAATCATACCTTTGATACCAGGTGCCGCCCTAACCCCCAGACTGACACTGCAGGCTAAATATAATAAATGACGATAATATTCAGGTAAAGTTGCGAGTACCTCAAAGCCCTCTTTTATGTGTGGACGTAAAGGTCCGATAAATACACAAATCGCAGGAACCATCAGGGCTAGTAAAACAAATTCGTCTTTCCAGCTCCCCTTCATTTGGTCTACAGCCGAAGCCTCCCACGCCACTTTACCTGCGATTTGCTGTTCCTTCAAACTCTTCTGTGCTTGAATTTCAGTAAGTTTTAATTCTGATTTTGCTTTTTTAGTTGCCACAAAACCTTTCACTGTATCGCCAATAATTGATGTGAGAGGTCCGACTAGTAGATTAAACATTAGAATATTCCTTTTACCACACCGTAGCCAACAACTATAACAACTGCAGCAACAAATGCTTTACCTTTCCAATTCAATGAGTTCCATTTATCTTGAGCTTTTCCTAGTATTTCCATTTTTACCTCCTGTTTTTTTCACTCGGACTTTACCTAGTTTTGCATTTGCTTTTAGTTCAGACCTTTTATTTAGTTGTCTGACTAAACTGTCAAATGTTATATCTACGTCTTGTCTCTTGCAATTCTTCATCTATACCTACGTCTCTCCAGTATTGTGTGACTGCATTCGACACATCCTCATGTAAAACTTTTAATTTACCAATCGGCATCTCGACTGTTGAGTGTTTGTTTTTGTTAAAATAATCAACTTCATCATCAGTCAGAGAGATATAAAGTTTTCCCTCTTGGTATGTTATTCTCATATATATATATTTTTATCCCAACTGCCGCCATTATTCAAGACCATTGGCACAATATATGGTATTCCTTCTGTTATGATACCACAAGAAAGTATTGGTTTTGCTAGATTTACCTTCATATAAGCCATTGCTAGAGATTTCTTATCTACTAAACAACCTACGGTCATCCCCCAGTTTAGTGAGTAATCCGTGGCTACATATTTTTGCTCACTGACTGAGTGAAAGTGTCCTTGACAACAACACATACTTGTCTCTTTTACGGCTTTTGCAATATCTTTACAAAATTGATGAGCAAATAAAACTGTATTCTTATCAGTTTTAATTATGTGTTTTTCTTTCCACACCCATCCGTTACCAACCTCTAATATTTCATTGTAATCTCTTAGAAAAAATTTAGACATTCCTTTTGCCATAGCTCTACGCAAAACCATAGAACCATGATTAGATTCTAATAGAACCATTTTTGGAAATATTTTTTCTAATTGTTTACAAAGCGACCTGCCACCCAGTAACTCATCAGCTGGACTAGGTAAGTCAGGATTAATTACATGACTTACATTAATAGAATGCCAATCCATTTCGTCACCAATCATGATGACTGAGTCAGGCTGATATACTTTTTTTAATTTTATAAGAAATGGAAAGGTGTCTTTGTGATGATATGGGAAGTGCAAGTCGCTAATTACTAGCACTCTTTTGTTCATTATTTTATCCCTAACGCTGCTTTTACTCCTAATAATAAAAGTGTTAGTGCACCAGTTACAATAAAACCTATTATTATAAAACGTACTCTGACACTAATTTTTTCGTGTAGTTGTCTTTGTTCTCTGAGATACATGAAATCTTTTTGTGCTTCGTATATCTCTTCAGAATTTAAACCCATCTTAGCTAGGGTTTGCTCCACAGTTTTTTCTACTATTTCTACAACTTCTTTTTGTTTTATTTCCACCATATTGGTCTTCTTAATTTTTGCCCTGTTGTTTTTTCCCAAGATAAAACAGCCTCAGTTAAATTTTGTATCATGTCATTTTTGACTATACTTAGCTGTCTTGTTCTATCTAACTTTTCTTTTTCTGTAAGATTTTTATCTGCTTGTATCCTTCTTATCTCTTGGTTTATTTGTGAAATTTTTGTGTTTACTTTGTTATATGCACCACGCCATTGTAAAAGATTTTTATTTTTTTCTGCTAACTCTAGTGCTTTGTTGTACTCACCCCGCTTTTGATACAATCTCATAAGATTGTTTACCTCTTCCATTTTTCTACGCATATCATAAAATTGTGTTTTATACTTAGATTGAAGAGACGGCAGCCCTTTAAAGAAACCCATAGCCAAAGGACTGTCAAAACCTGTGGTGAAAAACTCTGCAAATTTTCTAGGGTAATCTACAATACTAACAGCTGACACTACAGCAGAACCTACCCAACCAAAATATCCTTGCACCAAATGTTCTATTTGAACTGGAGATAATTGTACTTTTTCAAAAGGTATTAATTCTAATATTTTAGATGCACCCACATACGATGAACTCGTGTATGCGTATTTTCTCTCAGAAGCTGGTAATCTTTTCATGCCTAAAGACTCAATAGGTCTACCAGTAAAAGAATCTTTATTAGAATAAACCTCTAGTGCTGGTGTAATAAGTTGTGGTCTAATATCTACGGCAAAAGTTTCTGTTATTACATGAAGTATTCTCTCTGCTAAAAGTTGACCATGAACATCATCATCAACCATTTGCTCCACCATTCTTTCAAAAATTACACCCACAGCACCAACTTCAAATGGTCTTGGTATTCTAAATACTCCAGCGTCATTTGGCAATTTAAACCAATGATATGTGTCCCTATCCCACTGTTCTCTTTCTTTAAAGTCTTCATCATCTTTGTATGCAAGATACAACCCTATAGAAGCCAATGAGTATGTTCCAAGAACAGTTAACAACTGTGCTCTTTGTTCTTTAGTCATAGCTCTGCCAAGTTTATCTAGACCTTGAATACGAGCATTTAAAAATGGTATCGACTGTGTCAAGAATCTAACAAATGGATTAGCACCATGCCTACTAAAGTTTAATAAATCTCTAGCTTGATAAGCAGCCTCAAAATGACTAACGCCTTTTGCTCTTAGTTGCTTATATAACGCTGCACGGTTAACATTTTCAAAGAAAGAACCTGTTTCTTCCCACCATTTTAAACTGTTTCTTAATTTTGAATTTAATACTCGTCTGGCACCTGCTGACCAACCGTCACGCTCCATCACAGTATTTACATCAATGGCTCTATCTAACAACATTTTTGTAGCGTTAGGGTCATCACCATAGATGTGTCCAAAGTGTATGCTACCACCACCAAATGCCATCCTAGCTCTTAGCTCTGATGCACCAAGTTGCTTGTTTTTCTTTAATCCTTGTATACCCTCTAACACGTTTGCCATTGGATTGTATTTAAGTTTACCAACAGCTACAGAGTGTATTGAGTCACGAAGCAAGTTTCTAATTCTAAATGCTGGAGAAAATGTGACACCATAAGTGAGATACCTTTTAAAGTTTCTCATAATATTCATCGCAGGGTTCTGCCAACCATTCCAATTAAGTGCTGTAAGAGACTCTAGGACAAGTTTATTTTCTACTTCGTAGTGTTCCATCTTGCCTTTGTCTCTTGCAAAGACTGATGTTTTTGTTTTGTTAGGAACCCTTCTTGCCACTCCCATTTCAGCAGCTTTTCTAAGAGTCTTTAATCCAGCAGCATTTTTTAATGATGCCTCTGTCAAAAAAGAATAGTTTCTAATTATGTTTTGTAGCAGGTCGTTGACTGGTAAATCTGCACCTCTAAATCTTGGATAATCTGGTTGATTTACAATATCAGCAGCAGCTCTTGGACCGCTGTTGCTATCTCTGTCCTCTAGTAATCTGTAAAAAGGTATATAAAAATTATATCCATTATCCTCTGTCCATACTTTTGCAGACGCAGGGTCCAGATATCCAGACTTCACACCAATATCTAAAAACGCTTTATTAAACTCTTGCAGGTCTTTTAGCGACTCGTTAAATTGTTTTTCTTTACCTTTTTGTAATTCATTTATGGCAGTGTTAATATCTTTAATATTACCAAGACCACTTTCAAAACCTTTATTTACTAAATTTCTAGCTCTATTAGCAGCAACCCATGCTAAAAAGTCAGGTAAATCCTGACCAAGTTTTTCAAATCTTGTAAATAGTCCAGTGCCAATTGTTTTATCTTTTAAATCTATGGCTCCCATATTGTCCATAAATGGGACACCATACAGCAATGCTGCCTCTGTTGCACCACTAGAGCCGTAAGTCATTGTTAAAGACTTGTATTCTTCTTCTCCGACAAACTTTTTTACTGAAATGTATTGGTCAGACAGTCCTTGTTGAAACTTTACACCCCAGTTATCTGTAAAATCTTTCCAGTGTGCAACAACAGTCTTTCTTGATTGCTTAGGATTAATTCTATCTAGAACTCTTTGTGTGCCATCACTAAACTTTCTGGTGGATGCAGAAAATTCTAAATTAAATTCTCTAAGTTTTTCTTTTGATAGCCTGTCTACCTCTATTTTAGATGCTTGTATTATAGGTGCTGATGGTGTGCCACCAACAATTTCTGCATTTCCAATCTTTTCGTTTATTCTATCTATTAATTTTTCTACACCTTGTTTGGTATTAAGACCTTTGTAGGCATCTTTTCTTGGGCTTGTGGGTAAATTAATAATTGCAATACCATTATTCTTTAATGAGTTTGCAATTTTAGTTAGCGTATCATCTAAAATTATGTCAGAGTTTTGTACATTTAAAACATTAGAAGCGTACACTACATCATATTTTTGTTTTAGTGCATTTGCGTCATGTATTTCTGGGTTAACATTATCGCCAAACTCATATGCCGTAACTCTAAACCCTTTTTTTCTTAATAGTTTAGTATGCTCTGCACTTTTACCTGCACCAAAATCAAGTATCTTTGATTTCTTACTTACGTTATCTTGAATATACTTTGGGACTACTGCCTGTGGTCCGACAGAACCTTTGGCTCTAGAAGTTAAATTAGCTACTTTAATATCTTCATTAGATATAGATAACTCTGGTGTGAGTTCGTCTAGGTTTTGGGTTTCTGTTGCTTTGTCTTTTGTGAGGGTTTCTTTTGCTGCCTCTTTTTTCTGTCCAATTCTGTTCTCAACTTCAATGCTTGGCTTACGATTTTCAAGCTCGACTGTTCCATAGTTTTCTCCTTTGTCGTAGTTATTTATATACTTTTTAGAACCAGAGGACAAATATAAAGCTGGCACATTTTTTATTCCTAAATCTCCAAACAATTCATGCTCATAAAACCATAAAACAGCTTGTGCATCTTTAGCAGAAAGGTCATTTCTTTTACCTAATTCTCTAAAAAATTTATCGCCTGTTTCTCTATGAATTGGTAAAAAGGCTGCTTTTAAACCATCTTGTGCAGATTTAGTATTGTCTACCACTTGTCCAAATTGTCTGTAAAAACTTCTAGCTGCCCATAAGTCTTTAGTTACTGCATCACCTTCCTTGTCTGCTACCCCAGATATGTTTAAATAATATGAACCAATTTTGTTTCCAAATAAGTAAGAACCGAGAACCTCATTTCTTTGATTTCTAGGGCGTACTGCTCCAGCTATCTTTGAGTCTGCAGAGTAGTTTAATTTTTTACCTGTTTTGTCAGTAAATTGAGACCCATATTTAGCAGCTCCAGATTGTTGTAAGACTTTGTCTAAATCTCTCACGTCATGTGTGCTATTTAAAAAATCTACGGTCCCTTCTTTACCTTTTGTATCTAGTAAATATTGCAGTAAAGACAACTGTTGAGTTATTGTTGTTCTTCCAAAATTTAATTCATTACCAGGTTGTTTTATGGCTAAAGCACCAAATTTATCATAATAAGAATAAACTCTTGCTGCTTTAACAACATTATCTGTAGGCGTGGCTTGTGGTGATGTTATACCAACTATTATTGTAAATAAATCTTTGTCATCTTGTGTTTTTAAGGATGGTATCTTTTGTTGAAGGTTTTTAAACATTTCAACAACATCGGTGTCGTACCATCCTACACCAGTATCTTGTTTGTTAAGTTGATATTTTATTTCTTTGTCGGCTGCATCTAATGCACGATTGTATGCACTTTTATCCAGCGGGTCACTTTTTTTAACTTTATCATCAAAAAATTTACCAAGTGCTTTTATGCTTTTAAATTTTTGTGGTGGTTTTTCTCTAAATTTAACAGTTGATAATGCAAATTCTGCACCTTCTGCTGGTGCTCTTTTATAGACTTTAGCTATTTGTGTTTCTAGAAATTTTAGTTCTGCTCTACCCTCTGCATCTTTCTTGAGTTCTGGGACAGCACTTCTTCTTGACGTAACACTACCTATTTTTACTGTCTCATTTGTGCCTTCAATTCTAAATTCTATAAACTTATCTTCGTCTATTAATTCTTTTTCTTTAGTGCCAATATCGACAATGGCATCTACAGCTGCACCTTGTTCTGGTCTTACCAACTGTCTAAATCTAGCTTTAATTCTAGGTTTTGTGATATCTGGATTATTATAAATATCCTCAAATATTTTTCTGCCTAGTCTAGCATCTAAGAATGGTAATATAGTTCCTACAGTTCTGTCGCCATATTTTAAGTCAGTAAGAGAAAACTCAAATTTTGTAGGAACCTCACCTTTGGCTGCTGCTTTTTCTGCTTGTGCCAGAGACTTGGTTCTGAGTGCGTCTACGTCTGGTTGTGGCTTGGCTCTTTTGCCAATGTCACCAAGTCTAGCTTTGTCAAAAATATCTTTGACATCATTAATCTTGTTTTTTCTAAATATGTTTCCTGCTCTTTTAATAAAATCAAACAGCTTTCTAAATGCTCTGATTACAGGATTAGGTGCGGATAATAATTTGTTATTGTTTCTAAGTGTAGCGTAAGCACCAAAGGCATAAGCCTGCATCTCTCTGTTGCTTATGTTTCTGTCTGCGTGTCTCTCACGCAATGTGTTCATGACATCGTTGCCTAATGCTTTCTGCACATTAGGTGTAATACTGTCTATTGTGCCACCAGGTAAGAATGTATCTAGTGCAGTCTGTTCTTGCTCTGTAAAGAGGTTCGGGCTAACTCTGTCAGTAACTCTTTGAAGAGCATGAAAGTTTTCATGTGCTACTGTTTCTTTAACTTTGCCTAAATCTGTTAGTGAGATATAAGCTAAGTCACTAGTTCTATCGTACCAACCGTCAGCAACAGAACCTGCTGTGCCACCAGAGTTCATGACATTTGTCAAATCACCCTGCGGTAACGCTAAATCTTTTCTGTAATAAACTTGTTTTGTGCCAGGTGATATTTTGGCACCTTGACTTTCTACCTCATCGATAATACTTCCTAAAGTAGGGTCCTGAGTTTTTATCTCATCCGCTGTAAAAAATGTTTGTTCTGGTAATTTGTTTTTTTGGTCTTGTATCTCTTGCTGCTTTGCTGTGGCTTCTGCTTGAGTATTAAATACACCTTGATTGTCAGTTTTAATTACATTGTTATTTGCGTCTAGCTCTTGACTTTTTACAACAAATTTATCACCCTCTTGCTGAACAGCAAAATTAGCAGGCTTTGCCTGTTCTTGAACTGCCTCTTCTTTGGCTCTCTCTTTTTGTTGTTGAGGTTGTATTATACCAGCCTCTACTTTAGGAGCCTCTACGGGTTTAGCTACTGGTGTCTCTGCTGGTGTTTCAACTGGTGCAGTCTGCGGTGTTCTCGTTACTTCACCAGCTAGAGTTGCGGCACCACCAAAGGCACCACCGACAAATCCACCAGCCATTGCGGCTTCTTTAAATTCTGCTATAGCCTCTGGTGTATCTAGAGGTAAACCAGCTTGATATCTTTCTAGTGCTTGCTGACCAACCTCTGTTGCAGCCTCTGCGGTTACACCTAAAGCTGTCCCTTTTGCTACTCTGCCTGTTGTTGCTCTGTTTAAAACATTAGAAAACTGTGTTCTACTAAGTGGTCCAAACAATCTGCCAACCACTGGATATAATGCAGCCTCTAAAGCTGCCTGTGGCAACGCTGTAGTTGCCGCCTTAGCTTCATTAATAGAATCTAAATTTCCTAAATTAACTTGTTCTTGTTGTCTGCTAATATTAAATTCAAATAAACGTGGGAAAGAAGCTGCTGCTGCACCAACACCAGCACCAACCAACGCACCAATAGGACCAGCAAATCTACCAATCTTTGCACCAGCAACGGCACCAGCGACACCCTCAACAAGAAAAGGACTTGACTGACCTATAGCAGATAATCCAGCTTTTACAAAAGTATCTACCCCTGCATCTGGTCCCTCTGTAGCCTGTTGGAAACTTACATAACCCTCTTGATTTAGGATATTTCTGTCTTGTTCTGCGGCTTGATTGTATAACTCTTGTGCTCTCTCATCGTTGCCCATTAAACCAGCAATACCACCTCTTAGTCTGGTAATAGCTGGACCCCATGACCTCTGCCATGAAGATTTTGTGGGACCAACAAAAGATTGTGTAAATCCTATATCGCTGGGTGTTTGTGTAGGAGTAAAAGCTCTCTTACCACCAGCAACAGGAGATGTTACAGGAGAAACCACGGGTTGCTCTGCCAGTAAAGACTGCCTAAAAGTTTCTGGGTCTAAATCACCTTGATACTCTAATAAAAGTCTCTCTATTAGCTCATCATCTGGTAATAAAGCTAGATTAGGGTTCTCTAATTTAAGCTGTTCTAAAACAGTCATACACTGCTCCTATGAAAAAAGACCTGTTAAAAATTGTACGGTGTTTATTACTAATCCTTCTTTTACTGTGTCGTTTGATTCAGCAGCAGCCGTGCTTGTAATTGCACTTACGTTAGTATCAAAATCTTTCATTAATGCTAAAACCGCTTGACCTTTTTGATTTTCATCCATTAAATCCCATTGTGTTCCATAATATTTAGGTGCTAAAGCTAGAGCCTCTTCGTAACTTAGTTTAGCGGGTGCGTGTACTTTGTTAAATCCACCCTCTCCGTCTGGAACCTTAACCATAAATGGGTCACCAGATGCTGTGTATAATTTACCTTGATAAGATGTTGCAGGTTTGTTTCCAGAGGAACCACCAGATTTATAATAGTCACCCATAATTTTTTTGTAATCTCTTTCAGCCTCTGCATCTAATCTATCTTGTTCAGCTTCTTTTTGTGCTGCTAAAGTTTTAATGCCCTCTTGACCAGCCTCTCCTAGTGCCTGTAGGAAGTTTGGACTTTTGGATGCCATCATAGCAAAACCAGCTGACATTAGTGGTAACGCCCAAGATGGTGCATCTTTTTTATCTTTATTATCTGTTGCACCCTTTATGGTTTCTTGTAACTCTTTTTCTTCTTCTTTATTTAAATCAGCAATACCTCCGTCTGTTACCGTAGCAGACTTTACATCAACTGGTGTTTCTTCAACTGTTTTTTCTTCTGGTTTTTTTACATCATCTTCTTTTACTTGAGGAGCATCTTCTCTGGCTTTCATTATTTCTTCCATAACAGAAGCATCCCCACCAGTTTGTCTTATTGGGTCATCTCCAAAATAATCTGTGATTGCATCAACTACACTTTTTCCTTTGTCTTGTAAATAATCTAGGATGGGTGGACTCTCAGTATCAGTCTCACCTAATGTTGACGGTGTAATAACTCCAGCACTGTTTAATCTTGTAAACTGGTCTTGTGTGACACTGTCTGGTCTTATGTCTTTTGTAGCGTCTGCAGCAGATGAGAAATCATCGGCAACTGTTTCTGTGGGTAATTTAGGCTCTCCGCCAATAGGAAAACCAGAGTCATAAGGACCAGCAGATACACCAGAGCCATATTCATTCTCAAAAATAATTCTTACAGCATCTGGATTTGTTTGTTGTAAATTTTCTGCAGCCACCTTTATCTCTGGGTCATCAGGTGATTTGCCGCTTTGTTTAGCTAAATAGTTTCCTATGACTCTAGTTACTAAATTGTAAAAGCTAACATCTCCACCATTGTCAAAACCAAGTGCCATAGGTAGAAAACCTTGAGTAACATTCATATTGCTACTAGGCACACCTCTTCTAACTGCACCACCATTAGCATATCCCACAGGGTTGGTACCCATAAAAAAGTTTAGGTGTTTTGTCTGCGGTAATGTCGTGTTGAAATTACTAATATTAGCTTGTAATCCTAATCCTTTTTTCATTTATGTCTCCTATCTAAATGCATTATATGCACCTATTCCTGCCATACCTAATCCAGCTAATTGCTGTGCCATGCTTGGACCTGGTTGCTGTGAGTAAGCTGTTGTCATTTGTGCGGCTGGTACACCAGATAGTAGATTACCTAAAGTTGCAGCCTGTGTATATGGGAACTGTTGCTGTCTCAAGAAATCTTGATATGCAATATCCATACCTCTTTGTAGTTGCTGTTGACCTTGTAATCCAGCTTGCTCTAGTCCAGATATACCTGCTCTTTGTAAATCCATCTGTCTTCCTGCTAAATTAGCAAACTGTTGTCCACCTGCTAGCTGCTGTGCTCTTTGAGATTGAGCTGCACCCAGAGCTTGTTGGAAGTTTTGCCTTGCTAAATCAGATGCTGTTCTTGATTGTTGTTGTCTTAAATTTCTAAGTCTCTCTGCTTCTTGCACGCCAAATCTAGAGCCACCGAAAGCACCAGCTCTCACAGCAGCATCTGCTGTCCTTTGACCCTCAATATCACTTCTTCTACGCATTTCATCTAAGACATTTCTTGTTACCATGTCTTGGAATGGGTTCATAAACTGACCTATATCTTGACCTGTTATGGGAGAGACAGCTAAAGATGATAAACCACGAGCTTGTTGTAAATCAGGCTGAAATGCCTGTGCACCCTGAAATGCTAATTGTCTAGCAGCCTGTTGTTCTGTCGTAAGTGGTGCTAATCTCTGACCTCCATACGGCATATACTGCACACTAGGGTCAGTGACTGCTGTAGCCTGTTGTGTTAATTTCTTATATGCATCCTCTAAGAATGCTGGCAACTGTTGTCTTTCAGTTGTCGTATATACTGGTGTTCCAAAACACATTTATTTATACCTCCAAATGTTTCCCATATGTTTAAATCCTAACCTCTCATACAACGCTGGTTTATCTCTACCAGAACTTACTGGTAGTAGAATTGTTAAGTCTTTGTTTTTTGCGTATTCTTTCATCTTTTTTAATAAACCTCTTACTATTTTAAATGTTCTATATTTAGGTAAAATATATAACCAAGTCTCTGCTAAAAATTTTTCTTTACTAAACCACCACTCTGTTTCCATGGCACCCACGCTGCCAACTAAAACACCATCTAAATAAGCGTTGCTTATAAAACCGTTGTCAAAGTGTTCTTGTATGGTGATTGCCACCTTACCAATGTCAGCCTCTGGATAGACATCCGAGAACTCTTCTCTAAACATTAGCAAGAGTTTTAGTGTTTCTTTTAATTCGTCTATATTTGGTTTCTTAACTTGGAACATTTTGTTCTGCAGCATCCATCATGTTATATAATTTTTTTGCACCTGCAGCTCTACTTCCACCACCAAAACCCCTTACAGCCCTAGCTGTCATGACAAACTCTCCATCGCTTAACATTGCTGGTATGTCATCTGATTTTTCTGTGCCTGGACCTAGACTCATTCCTCCTTTTTGCCTTAAATCCAATATGCCACCATCTTTCTTAGGAACTAATTGACTTTGTACTTGCATATCTTCGAAGCCCTCATAGTTTGTTGGTGCCATAGATAATTGTTTTAATATTAAATCTTGTAGTCTAGCGTCACTCTCGTCTGGATACATCTCTTTCATTTTTCTCATGTACTCATCCATTTGTAATCTAGATATAGTTGGAATAGCCGCATTAGCTGCTGCTGCCACTGGCACTGCCGCTTTGCCTAGCACCCCCCCTAATTTACCACCTAAAAATTTACCACCAACTCCAGCGGATAAACCAGTAGCCAATGCCTCACCTGGTTTTGCTCCAGTTAACAAGCTACCAATACCACCTCCTAATGCAGAAGCTAGGAAGGGTGAACCTGGTGCTATTATACTACCGATGCCCGCTCCTAAAATAGGTGCAGCCAGTTTGGCAATGTTTTTTAATGATTTAAATATACTCACTATGTCATCTCCAATATGGAAGCCACAACTTCTATGTCACTTCCTGTTGTTGTTGCTTTTAAAATCTCTGATGATTTTAAAATTAATGGTGTAGGCGAACTTACAGAAGAGTCTGCAGAATTTTGGTCTAAATTACCAGACGCTAATATTTCTTGCGATGACTTCTTTTGTATTGTTCTGTTCATTTCTATCTGAAAATCTACAGAGCTAGAATCAGTAATAAAAAATGACACTGTTCTGTCTGTGGACTCATCTTTGTTAGTTACTCTTATAGATTTAATAATAGATATACCAGCTGTTGGAGCTGTGTATATACTCTGTGTACCTCTTAATTTAACTTTTGAATTTGTGTATGTATTAGTTGACATTAATCGCCACCCATAAAAAACATAAATCTTTCCATTACAACTTTGTTTTCTTCTGCTGTGTAACTAGTATTTAGTGTTAAAACTATAGTTTCAATTGCTCTAACTAATTCGTTTTGTTGTTGCACATTATATTCTTGTGAGGGAGAAGGCAGTCTTACGTTTGTAATTTTACTCATCTTTTACCATCCGCTTGTACTTCATATCTCACTGTACCTAATCTCCAATCTTCATCTAGTGCATCGTTTGTCACATTATTAAAACCATTACTCTCTAATCTTACAGCTACCTGTCTACCTCTTGTTCTAGTATTTATTTTTGTGCTGGTTGGTGAGTAGAAAAAAGGACCCTTTACAGTCTGGGTTTCAGACGGAAAGTATCTAGATTTTAGACTTACATTAACATTACCTACTTGGTCTTTAAAATCTGGTATCACTTTATTTATAAACATAATATCCTCACCATCGCCAATGTCAAAGTCTCCACTCTCTATAAATGATGTCATTGTAGCACCGTCATCATTTTTACCACTTTCGTGAATAAATAGTGTGGTATTGGCAGAACCATCATACTTTGTTGCATATGGTAGTGGGTATGTGCCTGAGTCTATCCATGTGCTTCTATCTAAACTACCTGTGTACCACAAACCCTCTTGATAATTGTATATAACATATCTGTCTATTTGATTAGATTCTTTAGAACAATAGAACCACCACACTTCACCATACGCTGAGTTAGACCCAGTCCATACTTGTTCGTATTGTGTTGTATCTATATTGTCAAAAACAAAGTCCTCTACAGAACATGGTAATTTTCTTACAGTTCCGTCAAAAACAAAAAATGCATCAGAACTCATCCAGTATGCTACACCACCTACATCAATCATGCAGTGTGGACTTATTGCACCACAGTTTGAACCGAGTTGCTGGAAACCAAAGACAAATGGTGCACCGATAAATGACATACCATGTGCTGCTGTATCTGTAAGAATTAATATTTGTCCTCTAGTTCTTACTGCTGTAACTATTTCACTACCACCCACTATTCTCTGTGAACCAGATGAGTTTGTTGCTGTTGGTGTCCAATCTGTTTCATCATCTTGTGAAGACCATCTAATAAACATAGGGTCTTGTGTGGCTGAGTTACCTATTGTTTCTTCAGTTCCTAAACAGATAACGTGTCTGTCTGGATTAGAAACAATCATAAATTTTGTTTTTGTTGGTGCATTTGATACTGCACTGGCTACGTTTGATGCGGTTGCTATACCACCAGAGGTGTCCCATATAAATAACCCACCATCAACATCTAGTGCTAGTATGTCCTCTCCCCAATTGTCTAACGCCCACGAGCGAAGTGATATGGTAACAGATGCAGATGTGTTTGGACTATCCCAAGACTGACCAGAGTTCCAAGTTCCTGTACCCCATCCATAACCAGATAAAGCTCTATCCCTGCCAGCTGTAATTTCATACTGTGCTGTGCAGTTTCCCGTAGTGGAAACAGATGATGAAGCGTTTGTTCCAACATCTATAGTATAAGTGTTTAGTGTTGGCACTGATATAATCTCGTACTCACCATCTACTGTGGATGCAGCTATACCACCAATTGTTGCACTAGTGCTAGATATAGTAACATAATCACCCTCACTGGCTCCATGAGATGCATGGGTTACAGTTATTATTGATGAGCCACTAGATGTGGTAAAACAACTTGTAATATCTGCTTGTAATCTTGTGGGTGTTGCATCAAAAAAATCACCCTCATTGTAAACATATAATTTTTTGTGTGTGCCAAACATATCATAGGCAGTTCCATCTAAAGAGTTCCAAGCTAGCTGTGCTCTTGCTACACCTATAAAAGTGGTGGTGGATACTTTTTCCCAACCACCTATTTTTTCTGGATATCCATATCTAAACCTAACTTTATCACCATCTATCCACTTACCCTTAGATGTAATCTCAGTATTTTGTTTATCAAACCCAGGTGCAAACTGTACTTTTTGGTACGGCATTATAATCCTGTTGCTATGAAGAAGTTTACTACTGTGAATGGTTGCATTAACGCATTACTAAAATTACTACCAGAGCCAATATTACTGCCGCTTTGCATTGTTTCAAAACCACCTGTTGCACCTAAACTTCTAGAAGATAATCCAGAACCAGAACCAGAACCTATTGGTGCTCTACCTTGTAAATCAGGTAAATTAAAAGTAGATGAACCATCGCCTGTTCCGTAAGTTGTACCTATTGCAGTAAATAGTGCAGAATATGTAGTACGACTCACTGCTTGTGCATTACACAATAAATATCTTTTTGTGGAGCTATCTGATTTAGTTGGCTCTGCTGCAAATCCTGCCATGATAATACCACCAGCAGGAACTGTATCTTTTATATCTTGACCAGAGCCGCTAAATAAATTACCCGTGATAGTAGTAGATGCTGTAATAGCTCCTGTTACATCTAAAGCAACACTAGGGCTTGAATTTAAAACACCAACTCTATCGTTACCGCCATCTACAAATAATGCGTGTGTGTTACCATTAGATTCTACTCTAAAATCTACGTCTGCTGAACTTTCATTAATTGTTACATTACCACCATCTAAATTTACAGCACCAGCAACATTTAATGTGCCTTTACAAACAAGGTTATTAATTCCTGTAGCAAAAACATCTTTTACAAAAGTGCCGTTACTATACATCAATGCATGAGAACCTTGCACTACTGCAGTCCCTGTTCCTGTATTTCCTGTGGTTGCCACTGTTAGTGTTTGACTTCCAGCTGTATTATTAAAAACTATGTAGTTTGACTCTACTGTTGGTAATAATACATTTATGTCACCAGATAGTGTGCCAGTAAATTCTAATACTTTTTGTCTAGATTCATCAGCAGTTGCGTTACTATTTGTTAATGTAACGTCAGATGAACCAGCAACGCTTTTTGATGCATAACCGTTTATTGATTCATCTATTAAATCAAAGTTAACATTAGTTTTGTCACCCCAAGTGTTAGCGTTTTCACCAGTGGCTTGTTTTTCTAATCTTAACCTAGTTGTAAATGTTGAAGCCATATTTTCTCCTATTTATTTTTAGCCGACATACCACTTAGTGGATTGTTTAATGCTTTGTTAATTTTTAAATCTAAATTTTCTTCCATAATTTTAAGCTCATCTAAAAGCTCTCTATTATCCTCTTTTTGTCTGTCTTCTACGTCATTTACTATTTCTGTAATATGTCTAATATCACCTTCCATTTGACGCAAATCAGCTTTTAAATCATCTTTTAATTCTTTTGCTGTAGATGCAACTAAATTTACCTCATCTAATATTAAGTCTAATTCATTTCTTACTGCCTCTACCTCTTGGTTTACAAGGTCAATTCTCTTATCAAAACCTGAAAGGTCAGGTTCGGTGTATAATAAAATTTTTTCTTTCATTGAAAGATAATCTGAATAAAAATTAAAAACCGCCCACGCACCAGAACCTAGTGCACCTAATAAAGTAAGGATGGCAAACGCCTTCCCTCCAGATACCTTCATTCCGCTATACTCAATACTGGGCATTTATCATTTCCTCCATTGTTTGTCCCTGTGCTATATTAAATAACACACCATAGTTATCTTCTAATGTTTTGTTTAAATACTCGTTTACATTTGTATCTTGTATCGTTGACTGAGTATCAAAAAAATTTTTTGTATTACCTAATATCTGCATGACAATTAGTGTTTTCATTTGATTTGACTCATCATATCTGGCTTTATCGTCAATCTTTTTTACTATTTTTGTTGCAGCTTTTTCTTTTGCAGATGGTTCTTTTACAGGTTTTTCAGGTTTTTCAACTTCTTCCTGTTGTACCTCTTCTTGCTCTGTACTATCTTCTGGCTCCACAGCGGATTCCTCAGTAGTTTCGCTATCGGGTTCGGTTGTTTCTTCTGTTGGTTGTTCATCTACAGACTCTTCTACTTTAGCGACTTCTATAGTTTCCTCTACCTCTGGTTCAGGTAAATCTAACTCCATTTCCATTTCTAGTTCTAATTCTATTTCCATTTCTGCTTGAACTTCAACAGAAGCTATCTCAGTTTGTGGTAAATCTATTTCAAACTCTTGTATTTCTAACTCAACAGTTTCGTAAGTTACTTCTTCTGTTGGTGCTTCTATTTGTGTAAAATCTATATCACCATCATCAAAACTAATATCGTTAAATTCAAAAACTTCTTCTGCAAACTCTAACTCTGTAGGGTCAAAAATGTTTAAATAATAAATTTGTTCTACAGTTGTTATCTGCTGTTCTATAATTGTGCTTATTACATTGTAAAACACATTAACAGTCACATCATCAAACAGTGGTCCTATGGCAAGATTGATATCTCTGCCACCAATCTCTATTGTTAGTTTATTTAAAATACCACCGAAATCGAAAGACCCATCGTATGACTGGTAACCTGATGCAACGCCAGTTTCAGACAGGATGTCAGTGCCTGCAAAGACTTGGTTAGAACCGTTAAGTCCTGTAATGTGCATATATATTCTATCTTGAGCATCCCTCTTGTCGACCTCTATTGAGTATCTTACCTCTCCGCCTTTTTGTATGTTTAAATCTGAGATATCTACAGTCTGTATAAAAGTTGTCCCCATGCCAGAGACACCCATAGTAGATGTAGAATTACCACTGCCAGTAATCTGTGCACATTTATCAGAGCCTAATGCGTAACAATTATTACCGCTTGGCATATTAGCAGGTCCTTGACCTCCCCAATCTGTATCCATGTCACCTTCTTTAGATGTAGATACATAACCACTACCACCATCTAGTATATCACCAGAGTCTTCGTTTGTTACAGTTTGTGTGGTTGTTGTAGTTGTAGTCGTAGTTGTAGTTACTATTTCTGTGCCTAAATCCTCTTCAGTTATTTCTATTTGCACATCCTCTGTAATATTTACTCCTGGCTCACAAAGACCCTCAGTATTTGGTAAACATATATCAGCTTTAGAGTAAGAGTAGCATAGAAAGAGCCATAAGACCAAAATTCTTAAGAGCATCATTATCTCCTGTAGGTTTTTCTTCTGTTTGTGCTTTTATGTATTCTGGTTTGTATTTACTTCCGTCTGGGATTTCAGAGGGATTGTTAGCCCAGTATGTTTGTGCGTCTGCACCTATTCCGCCTCTTGTAGGGCACGGAGTTTGAGAATCCATCATTGCATCAAAAACTCTAGGGTCTTGGCATAAAACAGACACCGCAGCAACTTTCATTCCATAAGCATATAAACTTCTAGAAAGTTTTAATTTTTGACATAGTTCATCATCAATGACAATACCACTAGCTAGTCCAACAATATTATTTTGCACACTAGCTCCAACTCCCACTTTACATATATCGCTGTTAGAATTTATTATAGAAGGTGCATTTGCCGTAGGAGGGGTCGAGTTTGTCACCACCGTGCTAGACACGGTATTCGTTTCAGCAAAAGTATAGTTGATAGAAAATCCCATAAGCATAAAACTTATCAACAGACATAATGCAAAAAAATTATTTTTTCTCATTGAAACACACCTCTATCTGGTCTGTAGTATGTATTTGGGTCAATTTCTTGTGGTAATAAAACATCGGTTCCCCAGCTAGTTACACAATAAACTAGGTATTTAGGGTGATATTCTAACACCGTATATGTTCTAGTATTAATATTTAAATAGTAAGCAGAAACTAGCATCTCTGGATTTTCTCTGTAAGTATTGTTTGGTCCTTTTACCTTTGTAAATTGAACCGCACTCCACATAAGTTTTTCGCCTTTTTCTTCTATTAAGTTAAATGTTTCCTCATGACTAGCACACATTACAGGTTTTTCATTCCAATCAGCTGACCAAGAATTTTGTGCAAAAATAATCATAAATAATAAACTCAAAAAAGCACATATTAAGAATATTACCCAATCTTGTTTCATCTACCTTGCCGTTACTGGCACTCCTTTACTACTTACAAATGGATGTTCTGCAAATGCTATGTATATGAATGTGCCACCAGATGCATTAGCCTCTGCACCTGTATTTCTTTGCTTAAATCCATTACTTAAAAAATCTAAAGCATCACTAGCACCTTCAG